GTTGTAGACCGCAGGATCCCATTCCGTCTTGTAGTTTATCTCCCTGTCGGCCACGCCCAACATCCTGCCCTTGACTGGGTCATAATAATCAAGGTAGTCAATTATCTCGTTCTTGGCCGAGTCAAATATGAACACCGAATCGATCCTGCCCTCGTCAATTAGATTTTCCTCAGTGGACAATGCTGTCCATGCATAATTCCCTGGAGTGTTGAGGTCGAACACAGTGACCGTGCCGTCATTTATACGATAAGTGCTGCCGTCCGCTGTCAATGTGTCATCATCTGGGGCTCCCACGAACACAGATGTGTCTGTTATGAATATGCCTCGACCGAAATCGTCGTTGCTGTTGACTCCTGTTGTTACTAATTTGTCATCGATCACGTATTTGGTGTTGTATTTTGTCGCTGTGAACACTGCGCCAGATCCAATGTTGAGGTCAACTATCAGCGTGTCTCCAAGATCGAACGTTGTTGAGTTGTTGTCAAATCTCATGGTCCTGCTGTTGCCAAATTTTTCTGCTCCTATCGCTATTCTATTCTTCATGCGATTGATCTGCACGGTGGATCCAAATCTTATGTTGCTGGCGGCTTCGGGAGCAGCTATGGTCTCAACCAGGGTGTAGGTGTTGGTTGATCCATCTGCCTTCCATTTGTAGACGTACACTATGCCGGCGTCGGTCTGCTCGCCTGCTTCGGTGCCTGGGGCGGAGATCACCAACAGTTCTCCGTCTATGCTCATGGAGATTGCCTCTCCGAAGGCAGTGTTCAACGTGCTGCCGTCAGTGGCCGCTCCCTTGAGCGTTTGCCTGTCTTCCACGGTGCTGCCATCATCGTTGACGCTGCTCTTGGTGAATATCTCCACCATGCCCGCTGACCCCGGTGATACGCTGCTGATGGCTATGATGTCAGCGTTGTCATTGACCGCCACTCGATGTCCAAATCTCTTGCCCGAGCCTTGCTCTGTGCTGAATATCGCTGAATCCTGTCTCCACACCTGTATGGTGCTGTCTCCCACATCTTTTTGTAGCGTATGCAGATATACCACGCCGGTGTCTGAGTTAAATCCTGGCGCCGAGGCGAAAAGGAATTTGGGTCTCGTGGACACTGTGCTGTTGCTGCCGGGTTCCGCTATGGCCACCGACCATCCATAATTCATATTCACCAACGTGCTGCTGTCGTCCGATGGTGGAAGCACCGTGTGTGACAGATCGTACTGCTTGTTGGTGTTGTTCCATGCCCACACTTTCACTATGCCCACGCCGTCCTGCCTGGTGCTGGTCGGTCCCAGCGTCCTGTTGTAGGGAGCGCCGGCCGCTATGTAGTTCTCGTCTGTGCTGATGCACAGTGATTGCCCCAACCTTGATATGTCTGTGTCACCGTCGGCCATGGCGAATGACGAGACCACGGTGAATCCATTGCCGGGCAGGTTCTCCTGCCTGAACAAAAAGTGTAGCGATCCCTGGCCCTGATCGGGGGCCGCCACGCATATCATCCTGCCGTCGTTCCTGCCCACTATGTTGTATCCAAAATCCTGCTGGTTGTCAGTGTCGGGAGATGGCAATATCGTGCTGGTGTAAGGATCCGTCTTCTCGTATATCGCCCACTTGCCTTGGGGGTTGTTGTCGGCAAACACCCGGTCACCATTGACGTAATTTTTCTGATCCACGTCTCTGTAGACATTGTATGGTATTCGGTCATTGACGTTGTCCATGGTGGGTAACCTTACGCTGACCCATTTGTACACATTGCCGTAGGTGACTATGGTGGAATTGTCTAGCCTGATGCTTAGAGAACTGACCGCGCTGATCGATCTTGCTTGATTGAATGCGCACACCACCGTGCTGGGCTGTGGAACGTCAACGATTTTAAAAACACCATTCAGTTGCGAGAACTGGCTGTTTAGTATGGCGAAATAATCACCCTTTTTGAAATCGTGTGTGTTTGTCAGCAGCACCTCCACCTGCGTGGCGTTGTTTATCTGCCTCACGGCCGCTATCCTCAGTCCGGTGGCGGTCAATCGCAGCATGTCCCAGTCGTCGTTTTCTTTCTTGGCTATCCACACCAGATCATTTTTTGTCACACTCGTGACATCCAGGTTCGTCAAATCTTTTATGTTATAGGCTGTGTGATCTGCGTCCTCCAACCTAGGATACCCAGCGGTTTTGTATTTCTGTACTGAATCTCTGTCAACTTCCTGTGAGGAGTAATCATATCTGGCAAAAGTTTCTGAGGCCATATACTCCAGGGGCTTGGAATATAGCTCTGACTTGTTCACCCTGGCGGATTTCTCCCAGTTCAATTGGTCCGACACGTCATCCAATATCTCTATGCTCTGTACGTTGCTGGTGAACTTGTCGTCTGGCATTCTGATCTGCACGGACTTGGTGTTGTCCACGTTGCCAAATTCTCCCGCACGGATCATCCACTCGGGATATATGTCCAGCTGTATGTCCTCGCTGTAGAACTTGCTCTTGACCAACTTGTCTATGGCGTTGAGAGTGCCCTTCTCCCTGATGAATCCTTGATAGAACTTGTATTGGCTGACGTCATTCTGGAACAGGTTGTCAAGATAATCCCTGGATTGATATCCAGTGAGATGCTGTGCCAGCTTCTGCTGCCCTTCGTCAAAATTATTGCTCTCCAAGTTATAGAAATCATTGAACTGGGATATCTTGTAATCAAAATTTGGTATAAGTTGCTGCGCCGGTTTGGATTTTTTCTTGCGCCACTTGGACGTCTGGAACGTGTTGCCAGAATTATGATTTATATTTGCAGTGAAAAATCTGGCGTTGTACTCCACGGTGTCGCCGATCTGGTAGTCAGTGTTGGCCGTCCATATGTTCACCTTGGCCTCATCGAACACGAATCCCGGAGAGTAATAGTCTCCATTCCAATCACCGGTCTTCCACCCTATCAGCTTCAATCTCTGTTGCCTGAATCCTGTGGACAACTGATATATTATGTCGGAGAACACAGTGGTGTTGTCAAATATTATTATGTGTTCCTTCTGCACGGCGTTGATGGATATGTTGTATATGCCAGAATCTGGGAACTTGCTCATTATCTCGAAAGTGGTGCCCACACGTTTGGTGCTGATGGATTTTGCTGACATGGTCCTGCCAGTGGCGTCCAACACTGTGTAGTCTCCCTGGAGATTCCTTAATTTACCGGCCACGCTGTCTTTGGTCACGAGATTAAATCCCTCTGCCCCGGGGCTCAATGTGATTGCCGAGCCAGGTGCCCAACCTTGCCTAGTCCAGTAAATGAATTCCTTGGCCGACGTCTCCCAGTTGGCCGTCTCCTGCAGCTCTTTGGAGAACTTGTCAAAGACGAAGCCCTGTGACTCTAAATATTTTCCATAACCTATGAGGAAATCCACCACGGACTGGATATCCTTGAAAACCGTGCCATATGTGATGATCTTTTCCTCTTCGGTGAAATCTCGATACACCACCGCCCTGGCGCTGCCCGCTTCGATTGAGTAGCCGTTGTTGTTTCTCAAGGGCTGTAATATCTTGAAATATGGTTTGATTGTGTTGTACCCTATCACCTTGTATCCACCATCAAGTGTGCTGCCATCTCCCGAAGTGGCGGTATTAAGTTCAACCAACACACCGGAATATTCAACCGTGTTGATGGGATTGCTGACCCTGAACAATATCTTGAAGTTCTCGTCCGGTATGAATTGCGATCCCGCTGTGGATCCGGGGCTGACGCTGTCTGTTAGCACCCTTAGGTTCTGCTTGTCTGAGAATCCTCCCAACTTGTATGCAAGTTGCACGTTGAGGTTTTTCATCTTGTCATACAAATATACAGCAGGATCAAGATTGCATTTGATCAGATAGTTCACTATCAGCGGCTGGTAACCTGCTGTCAAGTAGCGTGTGGTGGTCTGGGTCAGCGGATCAATCTTGGTCTCAAGATGATATCTGGCCTGGCGTAGGTTTTGCGGCACCAACGTCTCGGTGTCAATGATGTTTCCGGCTTTGTTGGTTCCCAAACTGCTGTTGTCAAGGAATAATCCAAAGAATTTAGCGGGCCTTGTCAGTGCCAGCATCTTCATCACCGCGAACGGATATTGTGCGCTCCTCCTCCATGCGGTCTCCGCAGGAGAATGATCACCAAACTTCCATGTCCTGTCCACTCCAGACGCCACGTAGTTGTTGGCCAGTCCGATCTGCTGTGGCGAACGCAGTTTTCCATTGCCGTCCACCGGCAGGTAATTCAATAGACCCGTCCTCACATATCTAGCAGTGGACTTATGTGTGCCGTGATCGTAGCCGCTGGCCAGATCTCGCCATAGGAGCTCGTTGCCGGAGCTGTATGGTCCGGGACCATAATGTTCCAACCACCATGATGGTCGTTCACTGTGCCCTAACATCTCCCATGGATGCGTGTGTGGCCTGTCGGTGTCATAGAAAAATTGATATATGCCTCTCCAATATCCCGGAAGGTACTCTCCGTTGATGGCATCCTTGTTGCTGCTGTAATTGAAAGTGAAATCGTTGGCACCATCATAGGTGCTGTTTTTTTGGTAATCTACTCCATTCCTACCGGCCCATGAATAGAAGTCATAACTCATTATGTCATTTATTTCTTTGGCCGTGTAATCTCCGGCCGTGAATGCCGAAGGCCTGACTTCCGAATACGATAGCAACGTGGCATCATATGCAGTCTTGCAATTGTTGTAGATCCTTTTTTCCAGTTCCAATAATACGTCGTCTCTGTAGTCTCCATATGCCAACGTCCTGCTGCCGTCATGTCCTACCAGCACGTATACCGGCGTCATATATGTGTCATCTAGGACTTTCTCTGGTTTGTATCTGGAATACATGCCAAGTTTTGTTGGCGTCACCGGAACGAAGCTGCCCGTGGTATCACTGTAATCTTTTATCTTGATCACATCTCCCTCTGCCAATGTGGCTGTGATGTTCACGCTGTCATCAGTGGCGCTGAACGTGTAATCATATACATGCAATAGCTGCGTGCCATTTAGATAAACATACACTGCGCGGTTGCTGGGAGTGTTGTTGTTGAACTGGCTGTCGATAGCATATGCAGTTTCTGTGCCGTCCTGCACTGTGTAGGTCCTGGTGCTGACATTTTCTCCATGTCCCAACATATCCTCATAGAAGAATGGGAAGCTGATGTTCTTTTGCTTGGTCATTAAATTTAATATCTCATCCACGGCGTCAGCGGCGTTGTCGTTGTATGACTTGGCTATCTCTATGTTGGACAGGAATCCTTCTTTAAATTTTTGATACTCCAGTGCGCAGTAATCTATAGATGATATGGCGTTGGCGTTTTGATCTATGAGCAGGAACATCGCCTGTGGCAGCGGAGCGGAATGCTGCAGTATGGTTCCTCCCTTGCTTCTCACGTCAGGTAGATCACGCAGATTGCTTGCGCCTGGCATGTTGCCAATCAATTCCACATTTTTTTCATTTATGTTGTGCAAGTGATTCAATATCTGCCCGAATGTGAATTCTCTTAATGGCTCATTGAATGGATTGACAGCTAGGTTTTCTGGTACTTCATATAATCCCTTGCCCTTGACACGCTTGGCTTTGCTGCGACTTGTGATTTTGACTATGTCCCCAACTGATAAGTCCTTTGTGAATTTGACATACTTGTTAGTGGCTCCATTCACTAGCGTGTAATCGGACGTGATGTTCTGCACCTTGTAGTTCGCTTCCACCTGCACCTCTAGGTCCTGTAGCTGTGAGCTGTTGGCGAAGACGTCTATGGGAAATAATTTCAATTCCTTTGCTTCGACTACAAATGTTCTCACCACACCTTGTTTGCTGGGTTGAAGCATCTGCGTCCATGATGTTTTTGGATCATTATGATTCCTGTCCACGATGTAATTCAAATGTCCTGTGCTAAAATCTTTAGACACCGTGGTGTCACCGCTTTTGTAGGTGAACGATCCGGACCCTATGTCCGACGCGAAAACTATATCACCCACGTTGTTGATGGTGTTGTACTTCACCCTGAGCCCTAGCACCGTGTCTATTGGAGATGTGTCTGAAGTCTTGTATTCGAACGGGGACGATCCCTGGAAGCTGGAATTTGGATATGCCTCGGGATCACTGAATGACACGCCGTTGTCGTCCTCCAACACGAACATGGGTTTTTGGTTTAACTTGGTCTTGACCTGTCCCTGCTGCCATGTGTTTGATGCAGCATTATAATAAAATGTCTTGCCTTGATACTTGGCTCCCAGTTCAGCATATATGCTTTGGCCTTCCAGGGGTCTACCGTCGGCCTCGAGTGTAAGATTTATCTTGGACAAGCCCGCTATGGTCACGAAATTTACTTTGTATATCCTGTTCCTCACAGTGGGATCGGTGTCCGCCGTGAACAACACCCGCATGCCATTTGCCAAAGGCACGCCATCCACTATGAATCCAGATGCGTTTGGTATGATGGAGAACACGTCTGTGGTGAAAGTATCCACCAGCGCGACGGAATCCAGTCCCTGCACTCCGTGGTCAAACAACTGCAGCCCAGAATCAAATTCTATGATGGGCCTCTTTGCCCTGCTGGTCTCTGAGAGCGAAGTTATATTTCCATTCACTGCGTCCGCCGCTGCGATGGTGGATCTGTGGAACCACCTGTTGTATCTGCTCCAGGCGTTGTTGTCAAAACTGTCACGCTTGATGGTTATGTAGTCCGGGGTCTCCGGCCTGTAAAAACTTATGGCATAGGGCCTGGTGTCATAGGCCACCGTGTCATACAGTTCGGTGGTCTCTGTGGAATAACTTTCGGGCGTGATCAATCTGGCAGTGTCTGTCAGCGTGATGTGATCTCCAACTCCCTCAACATAAAATTCTCTGTTGCTGTACAATGCGCTGGAGGTGTTTGACCCAAATTTCAATTTCATGCCATTGGTCAATTGCGTGCCATCGCCCATGGTGTAATTCTTAGCGCCCATTATTTCTTTGGCCACGTCCATCTTCGTGGTGGCGCTGATAGTCTTGATTGTTATGACTCCCTGCATCACCTGATGATTGCCGCATTGATAGTACAATATGTCCGGTGCGTTGGCTGGAACTGTGAATGTCAATGTGCCTACCTGGGTGCCGTTGCCAGTGACTGCCGTGGAATATATCACCGAGGTGCTGCCGTCCTCTGCCAATCCGGTCACGAAAGGTTCCGTCATGATGTAGAATGGGTGCCCCGTGGCCTGCAACGCAAATTTATAAGTGTTGCCCCTGTGAAGAGTGATTGTGGGATTGGCCGTGTCCCCGTGTGTGCTGAACGTGTAGGCAGAATTGCCCACATGATCCACTGTTATCTCTGTCACTGAATTTGGTCCGTTGTTTGTGATCAATACTGGATTTGGTCCCTCGGGCAGCCAGTAATACTCCCTGTAGTTGATCAGCTTGTCCAGATCCACTGCTGGGTTCCATCCATAGACTGTTTGTGTGTTCAATCTGCTGTGGTCATCCACGTTGCCGCCGAAAAATCTTATCTGATTTATGTAATCATCATAGGTGGCTACAAACTTGATCTGGTCCTCGGGATTTATCGATGAGGTGTCCTTGTCTGTGTATGTCACCGTGGGCTCCAACTGATAGTTGGCCCTGTCCTCTCCCGAGGCTTCGATGTAGCTGTCCGAGGCCTGCCTGGTGTAGGAGTGAGCACGTCCAATGTAGCCGTCCAATCTCTTGAGGCTGCCTGGCTGTATCAGTTGATCCAGAGTGCTGGATAAAAATCTGTGGTTGTTGTCAGTCCTGTAAAAGGCCGGCAGGTGTGCTATGGATCTTCTCAGCGTCACGCCCTGAGCGTCCGTCACCACCTCGTAATTTATTTGGCTGTTAATCGGGGAATCTGCCATCGCTAGTATCCTGTTCCGCTACTGCCCGTGCTGGATCCCGATCCAGATCTTCCTGTGGTTGATTGAGATGCCGCTGACGTTGACCTGTTGCTCGTCGTGGTTCCTGTCGTGCTCGTTACCACTGTGCCGCTGGCCGCCAGTTGGTTGGCACCTATGGCATCAATTATCACGACATCATCAACGGTTGCTCCGCTAATGAATATCTCATCCGCTGCGCTGCTGATCTGGAAAAGTGATCCAAATACTTGTTCGTTTTGATTTGGCACGATCACCACCGTCAACAAATCTGGCGCCAATTGGTTGTGTATGTACGCCGCGAGCTCCGTGAAATAAAATGTATCACCAAAATCAAAATTATTCAGTGCGAAAAATTCGTTGATGGCCTGGATGACCCTGGTCTTGATCACTGCCGCCGTGACATTTGTGGAGGCATTCTTGACCACCTTGAAAGTTGCCTGTAATTGTTCATCCGCTTTGGTTCCAAAAAGGATCTTGTATTTCACTGGATGGTACACTATCTGATCTGATAATCCTTTCAGAGGATTCAGCACACCGGAGTATGATATCCTTAATTGATCTGAGGTGGATGCCGCGGGCTTGTCTCCGCCCTGAGACAACCATGTCCTGTACAATTGGTCGTATGACCTCTCCAGCATGTAGATATCCATGATGTTGGTCTGTGAAGGATCTATGCGTGTGCTCTGTCCCGCATAGTGCTTGTAAAGGAATTCAATATCTGAACGCCCCTTCCTGGCATAGTAGTCCGTGGTTGTTGATAGGGTTATCGTGTCTTTGTCGTATATCTTGACCACATCATCGTTGTAAAAATAAAATAACTGACCATCAGCATAATTGCCCGGCAGGGTGATGCTGGCCTCGGTGGCCGCGATCACGTAATTTGTGGCCGCGTGTGGCTTGTAGCGTTGTATGTTGTCGTAGCTGGTATATTTTTGAAAAAATACAAATTTAGTTGACACATTGGTGTCAGGATCCACTATGATGTTGAATATGTCGGGATTGTCAACAACGCCATCATCGTCGCTGTCGTAGAAACCTACCTTGATTTTCCTATTGTCCTGGTAGCCATCACTCTCCTGCACCACACCCACTGCCTGCCAGTCCAGTGGATAGCCCACTGCTGATCCGGTGCCGGGCAGCGTGTTGCCTTTGAGTACACGCACCGTGTCCTTGACTGATCTGCCGGACACATAGTCATATATCCTCTCCTGCTGATCGAAATGAAACTTGTTGTCGGCCAATGATTCAAATATGTAATCTAGGTTCCTATATGTGACCGTGTACGTGTTGCCATCGTTGGCTAGCCTGAACCACCAGCTGCGGTCCTGGTTGCTGTTTGTTGTGTCGCCCGCGTCGGCCAGGGAAAATACCTCTGATGTGCTGAGGTTGGCTCCAGTTATTATCCTCCATGCTGCGTTCTCCTCGTCATATCTCAATCCAAATTCCTCATATATCTCTATCCTGTCCTGCATGTCAGTCTTCAATGGGCCATCAAACACCGTGACGAATTGCGGTATGACCTGTGACAAAACTGCGTCCGCCGGCACTATGTCGTTGAGAGTGATGGGTCCTAGTCCAGATTCTAAATTTCCGGCACCACCGTTGGCTCCGTCTCCTGCCACCAATGCTATCTTGCTCCACTGCCTGTCCTGGGACAGACCCGTGGTGGATGACACCAGCTTGCCATTCAAAAATTTCCTCGTGTCGGGGGACGTGAATTTTATCAATGCTCCGGGCATGGCGTATTTTAGATTGCTGGTCGAGAAATTTCCCACCACCAATGGTCCTGCTCCCATGAAGTAGCCCGTGTTGGTGTTTGTTCCAACTGAGCTGCTGACCCATTTGGCGTTCAGAGATGACAGGTCTTTAGAGGGATAATTCACATAATAGAACTGCCTGGCCGCTGCCAATGACAGCTTGGTCTCGATCAATCTATTGATCACGTCCAGTATCTCGTTCCTGTTGGTGAATGAAAAAGTGAATTGTGGCGTGCTGGTCTCCCTGTAAATTATTCCGTCATCGGCGAAAACCGACACGTTGCTGTAGGATCCAGATGGATCTATTATTTCCTTGGACCTGCTGATTCCGCTGGCGCTCCTGTTCACGGCCTTGACCTTGATGATCTCCTGTGACGCAGACAGCGGCACCACGTTGTAGTCCTCGGCGGTTATCATCCTGTTCTGAGAATAGTAAACCTGTGGGGCTTTGTTTTTGATGCTTTCATTGCTCTCCGTGGCGGCGGCGTTATAGATGCTCTGCTGCAGCGAAGTGGATATGGTCAACACCTGCTCCCCGCCGTTGGCGTCTATGTAGGTCATGCTGAATGATATGCCCAGCAGGTCCGTTGGCTGCACTGAGAAATTGGCGTTGGCGCTGGTCCTGTAGTAGGCTCTGAATCTACCCGATGGTATGTTGGCAAAATTTCCGTCTCCGAACACCAGATCGATGGCGTCATTATTTTTGGTCACCACGTTGTATATGTCTCTCACATCTTTGTTGATGCTGTTGTAGATCACATTGTTGCCGCTGAGGTCTGGCACCTTGGTCCAGAATTTTTCTATCTGCCCAAAGTCGTCAAGCTCGTAGAGCCAAACGTCTGTGTTGTTTATGTTGTTCACATTGACCGGCTGCACGTAATTGCTTGTGGGCTGGCTGATGGAGAATTCAAAATTGGCCAGCGATCCCTGTTTCAACAGCGCGAAGAATCCCGTGTTGGGGCTCGAGTCTCCGGCTCCGTCGGTCCTGTATAGATATGAGAACCCTGTGCCTGGCACCGGGGCCTGCTCGTATATGGCTTCAGAATTGACCAGTGTGGAGGGCACTATCTCAAATGTCCTGGCCACGCCGCTGATGCCCCTGGTGAACGTGAATATGGGCAGGTCTGTGTTGTTGCTGTTGACCATGTACACCTCTGTCTTGATGCCGCCTATGTTGTCCGCTTCCTTTGGCTTACCGAACGTCTGTCCGGACACGTTGGCCGCGTTCAGTATGTTTATGAATTGTTCTCTGGAGTTGGCGTTGGTGGCGTCGTTCCATGCCACCGTGATGTTGGCAAGGCTGTTGCCGCCGCTGTCTCTCACATCCTGTGTGGTGCTGACTGAAGTAAATTTAAGCAGTCCCGTGGCGGGCAGGTTCCTCTTGGCGTTGTAGTTGATCAACCTGGCCAATCTCAATATGCTGTTCCTCCTGGATGCTGTCTCTAAAAAATTCTCCCTGGCGTTGAGATCCACCCTGAAGCTGAGACTCTGCGCTATGTAGGCTATGAGATCTATCAGCGCGATGTATTCCGAGCTCTCCACGAAATCATTAAAGTTCTCTGGATAGTTCTCCCGGAGATAGGCAATCATGGTCCTGCGCAGCGTTTCAAAATCGTAGGATTTGAAATCGGCCTGTTGGAAACTGGTGTAGATCTTACGCCAATCCTCGGCTACTAGCAATCGGTTCTGTCTGTCAGTGGTGGCCATAGTTTAATACACGGATATTTATGGATAATATTAAGTGCGTAGTTTAAGACAGGCGCAATAGGGAGTTCTCGTCAAAACTGAAGGTCAATTTCTCGGTAATATTGTAGGGGACATAGGAAATAGTGGCCTGCACAGCTATGCCCTTCTCATATTCGCTCACGGTTATATCTGTCGTGCTGATCCTGGGATCTGCGTTGAGATTCTGAGTGATGTCATCCGCTATGGCTGCCTTTAATGCATTGGTCAGCGGCTCGTGTATGCAGTCATAGATTATGGTGCCGAACTCGGGGTTCTCCACACGCTCGCCCTTGCGGACGCTGAGCCTGTTGATGAGATCCTGCTTTATGAGCTCAAAGTCATACAGCTTGAAGTTGGTCTGGTCGGCCCTGGAACTGAATCCCTTGAAAACCTGTCCCGATTTTCCAAAGCTGCCGTTGTTGTCATTGTATGCCATAATAATCCTAAAATCCAAAGAATGATGCTACAGAGGCTCCCACGTCGCCAACTAAACTTCCTAGGTCAAAGTTGGCTATGCTTCCAATGTCAAATCCTGCAAAAACATCTCCTATGCTTGTGCCCATCTCGCCTAAAATACTTCCAGCGGAGCCAAATATTCCTTCGATACCACCCGAGAGTATGCTGGTGATGTTGGTCAGCGAAGTTATCTCCCCGGCTATGATATTTCTGAACTGATCAGTAACGATACTTATGCCTGTCTGTATGGCGGCGTTGCCAAGGCCCTGTAAGATTCCCTGTGGCGAAAGGTTGGCCAGGTTGATGCCAGACAGCACGTTGTTTCCAAAAGCGCCCAGGGCGGGTCCAAATATGTTGTCGGCATTCTTGAATATGTCCTGTAGCCCACCTCCACCGAATATTTGAGGATCCACAAATGATGACCCCGAGGAGAGGCTGGCCCAGTCCATTCCTCCATATCCAAGAGCTTCGGCCTGCCTGAGTACATCTATTGTTTCTGACATATCCAAGTTTGCTATGGCCTCTAATCCCGAGTAGGCAGCGGGGAGGTCCCCCAGACTTCCCAGGCCTTTAAGGGTGTCGGCAATGTTGAAGTTACCCAGCCCTCCCAGGCCTTTAAAGGACTCGGAGCTAAAAATCTGCTGCATGTCATTGGCCAGAGCGTATGTGTCTATGCCATCGTTTCGGAAGAAATCCTTGATTGCTGAAGTGTTCCTGTCAGAGAATATGGAGCTGGCCACGTCCTTGACTTGCGACTTCACTGCGTTGTTCAGGACGTCCCCCACCGTGGTCTTTAGAGAGTTGGCGGCAGTGGCCGTCAGCTGCTTCACTATGCCCTGTGGATTGGTCTGTGATAGATTTGTGATGACCTTGCCCATGTCTCCCAGGGTGTACAACACACCGGCCTGTCCCACGAACACCTGGTCCTTGAACAAGTTTCCCAGTTCTCCCCCAGCGGCTCCTGTGATCCTGTTGATGATCTGATTGGACACATCGCTGATCCCTGGCAACAGTGGTCTGATGGCCAGTGGTCCTGAATCTGTTAGATTGAAAATGGTGCTGTAATTCTGTGTGAACTCGGCAGCGGCTTTCTGTAGTGCTGCGACATCTGTCTTGCTTGGACATACTTCCCCGACATATTTTTCTAGATCGGCCTGATATTGTCCCAGCCTGCATGCATCTACTAGGCTTTTCCTCATTTGATTTTCTTGATATCCCAGTGTGCCGGGCTTGTTGGCGTCTTCTCTCTTGCCTGATGATGTGAACGCTTTGAAATTATCATAATGCCATAGGAATGGTTCGTGCGTTGGCACTCGCATGCCTGACATGCCAGGAATGCTGCGATCCTGCCTCAGCACTCCCACAGATCCCTTGAGTATTGGAGTGACATCTGGCACCTGCACCTCTGCCGTTCCCGTGCCATTGGGCTGACCGAATCCCGTTCTCTGCAGCGGTTGCAACAAGTTTGGATCCACCTTCATGCTGTTGAAATGCACCTGGCTGCCCACTAGGTGCACCTGTCCTGCGGCCTGATGTATCTGGTTGCCACCCGCGGCCTGTGTGTAGATGCTCATGCCCGTGCGCAGGCTGTAGTAGCCCTTGTCCACCGACACGTTCATGGCACGGTTGGCTATCTGGTTGATGATGGAGCCGTCTATGCTGACGATGCCCTTGATTGTCCTGTCCATGGGGTCCTCTCCCAGGTGCTCGTTGGCCTTGATCTTTATGTTCCTGTTGGCGTACATGTTGATGTCACCCTCGGAATGGAAATTGATGTCTCCGCCTGACCTGATGTTGTAGCCTTTCTGGGCGTATATGTCCACGGCGCCATCACCGCTGAACTCCATCCACACAGTGCCCTTGGCGTTGGCCAGGTAGATCACTCCCGAGGTGTCGTGCATCAGTAACTGATGTCCAGAGCTGGTCCTCAATCTTATCAACTGATTGTCTCCTTGAGCGTCACCGTCATCCATGACGAAGGTGTGTCCTGCGGATCTCACCACGGGCACGTCCTCTTGTGCGTCCAGGGGTCCTAGTTTTGCCTTGTACCCCGCGGGGTCGGTCCTGCCGGGCGTGCTGATGCCGAACACCGCGCTGGGGCTTTCCCTGCGTGCTGAGCTGCTGGTGGTCCCCCGCACCGTGTCCTGGCTGAGTCCTTGCTCCCTCAGCGTGTTGGCGAATGGATGTATGGGTTTCAGCAGTCTGTCTGTGCCTGCCTCGCCTCTGCTGTAGCTGTAAAGCCTCCTGTTGACTTCCCCCGCGGGCACTATGTCTGTGCCATAAATTTCTTTTTTAAGATCTTGTGTGGTATCTTCTGATGATGTCAATCCTACTGTGTCCTTGGATGCTGCTATGCCTGGAATCATGTGATTGGTCAAGGGATCTTGCACACAGCCAAACCAAAAACCCTGGGAGACCTTTCCCTCTACGAATATCACAAGCACGCGGCTGTCTATGTCTGGTGGCACCATCCACATGCCGTAGGAGTGGGCTCCGTCCGCATAGTCCGACACGTCTCCTTTTCCGCTGCCGGTCAGTGCATTGGTGCTCTTGGCACCATAGAATGGCATCAGATACCCAACGTCGTAGAGCTGTCCCGCATAGCCCTCGTTGACTCCCGACAAGCTGGGTATCAGCACCCTCAGTCCGCCCATCCTGGCAGGGTCCTTGTTGTCTTTTACTATGGCCATGTATGGCCCTGGATTTATCTCTGTGAAGGATGATGTCCTGTTCTGTCTATTGGGTGTTGATGTATCGCCTGGCATGTTTATGCTCCACCGCTTCCGAGGTCATTGACATACTTGGTGAGTGCCTCTAGCTGTTCTCGTCCTATTCGCGTAATTCCTTGGATATAATCTGCTCTGGTATCCCTGTAATCCGTAAGTGCTTTAATTTGTTCCGCGACATTTATCTCTTTGCCCTGGTTGTCCAATCTCACCAGGTTCAGTGTCTGCGTGAACTTTCCATTTTCAAAGTTGCTGACCACAGTGTTGACTTTGTACAGCCCGTTGAACATCACTTCTTCATTGGTTTGGAAATCCATCACGCTTTTTCTCTCGTTGATGTCGGTGGGGAATTTTATTGTGAGTTCAACAAAGGCCTCTGCTCGATCAAGGTTAAAACTTCCAGAATTCTTGTCCCATCGATAGCCTTTATATCTTGCCACCTTTTCTGTCACACTGCCTGGTGGGGGCAACGGCAACCAGGCATCCTGCCCCAAGAACGCGGGATCTCCCAGTATTTCCAGATCACACTTGACCATGTCTGCCTTTGGGTTGGTGAGGTAATCCATAAATCCATCCACTTCTGTCCTGCTACCCCTGTCCTCTGTGGAAACGTCCTCACGTTTCTGTGCGGAGGGATAGCCGGGCATTGGTAGATTTGGCTCTGGATAATCCAAGCTCCTGTTGCCGTACTTGTAGGCGAATTGTATCAATCCCAGATCCTTGATATCTCGTGCTGATGCGGCATCTGATCTCGAGCCATCCAATAAACGGGCCTGGCTGAAGCTGTAATTGTAATCTATTTTCAAATCTAATATTTGGTTGTTCTCTCCTGTGTAGATATATTTGTAATGTTTTATTGCCTGCCTGGTCCAGGTAGGGCTGCCGCTCAATCCCGGCACGGCGAAATTTAGTATGTGTATGTAATATGGCAGCACCCGGTAATGTATCACCTTGGCGTGTTGCTTGGTTACTCTATCAAAAGCCTCCGTGTTGTAGATGCTGGACTTGATCTTGAACCATGGCACCATGAAATCTGGCATCTTCTCAATGAGTTCCGATTGTGTGATCTGTCCCTCCAGTTCCTGGGCCGATGCCACGGCCTTCCAATATTTTTCCACAATTTTGCCTATGTTTCTGTATCCTTCTGTCTGCAGCACAATATCTTCTATGATCTGTGTGATGCCTTGGTTTGGCCTGATAGAGAACTTGTATAACCCATTGCCCGTCACACCGGACGAGTCAGTATCATTGTTTCCCCCCAGCTCGGTGTATTGGAACACTTCTGGGTCGGTGTCTATCACGTACTTGTCCACTGTAGCTTCGTTTTCGCGCAGACCATACTTCACCTCTATTACTTGTTGCTCATTCAAATTTTTAGCCAGTATGCCCAGGGCTCCGTTGAGCGTTTCCGCTTCTCTGTTCACTGATGTGATTTCTCCTGGCTTGTTTTCTTTTTGGTAGATTCCCCCTGTCCCCCTGGTATAGAGATATTTGTCTACGAGAGCATATTCGTTGTAGGGCATGGCCGAGACTTCGTAGTTCGTGCCGCTGGCGTCGATGCTCATGGTGACATTTTGTATCTTCATAGGAATGTATCTCGCGGTGGCGACCTCCACTGGATTCCCCCTGTTGTCGAACCCCCTGAATTCAATAGTCAGCAAGCTGGGCATGTCTGTGTAGAGCCTGTATCCATTGTTGAATGCTGCTGCACGCAATCGTTCGAACAGGGTCACGCCGAGCGGCTCCTGCAACTGAAAATCAATCTTGTTTACTGTCTGCATTCGCCTCACCTCGTTGGCTGAGTTCACGCTGTTGATGGTCACCTTCTTGAAGAATATGTCGTGTCCGCGCTGCAGCACCTGGCTTGATTTTTCCAGGCTGTTGATGGCGCCTTGCGACACCGTGTCCATAGTTCTGTCTCCGTACCCCGCAGCAACCGCCGATCTGCTAAATGTTGTGCCCTGCCTGTTGAATGCGGAGTAGTTGCCTTGGCTGCCTATGCCTGCGGACTTGGCGATGACGTCCTTGGGCTTGGACGTGGTGATCAATCTTGGATTTGCAATCTGCTCTCGGGAGAGTGTGGACAAAGTGAAAAGTGCGGTGTAAGAAGCATACTTGTCGAGAACATTGTCCTGGTGCATCGACTTCCATTTCCTGGTGGGCGAAGTGGGCTTTCCCGTCATAGCCTCGGAGCTTGATGGATTTGTGATGTCTTCGGAGGCCATTTTCTATATACCCAGATCGTTCTTGAGATTGGTCAACTTGGGAAGCTG